TGCCAGCAAGATAGAGCTAAACAGCCTGGGCGGCGTGAAGCGTTTCCGGGGCAATCCACTTATCAACGCGCAGCTCTTCAGCCAGTCGCCTGTCGAATACTATGAAAACGTCATCCTGCCACTCTACCGCAGGCACCATTACACCGAAGAACAGAAGCAGCGTGAGAACGCCCTGATATTCGGGCGTACCGGCGGCAAGATGTTCAGTCTCATCGACAAACAGCTTGAGACCATCCATCACCGTATCGATGCCTACGGAGTCGCGCGCGGCCTGAATGATGCCTATAGTGCGGTCGGCAACACTTACAACGGCAAAGCGATCGACTTTCACAAGAAATGGCAGGACCTGCAGCGGGTGATGGGGAAAGATGGCGGCCTGCTGGACACCTTCACACAGGGTCTAGACATGCTCACGCACTCTCTTCAGCAGATTGCAGACATTGCGCACCGGCATCCCGAAATGGCGAAGTTTGCGGGGCAGGCGGCACTGGCGGTTACCGGCCTTGCAGGTATCAGCGGCGGATTCTGGCTCATCAAACATGCCGCAGGCGCATTGCTGACACCGCTCAGGCTTGCGGGCTGGGGCATTGACCTGCTGATTGGCAGAAGCGCCACTACAGGTCTGACAGGGCTCACCGCCGCGCTGACCGGTCTGCCGGGCATAATCTCTGCCGTAACGCTTGCCGCCCTGTATCCCGGCAGCACGGTATCGCAGAGCCGGGAAATGGCAGAGCGTGACAGACTGGCCCGGCAGAATGCGCTTGACCACGGGGTTGCCTATAAACCCTGGTTGCCGACTCAGGCGGACTTTGACAGACAGCAGCAGCGGGAGCAGGCGTATCGTAAAACCGGCAGGTACCCGCCGATACCGCCTGTCTCTGTAAGCCATGGAGCGCAGCCCGTGAATCTCCTGATGACGCATGAAGGGCGCCAGGTACTGGTAGCCACTGTCATGAGTGGCATCAGTAAGCAGGCCGCCAGAGCACCGGCCTCAACCAGCACCTTTGACCCCACAATGCTGATGGTCTATCCCGGCCAGGCTGGTAATCTGTCTCTCCCCTGACGACCAATATTATCAGTTGCCACTGACTGCGAGTTTTCAGAATTCTGAAGGACGTTCTGGTCATGCTGACTCCACTGAATTTCTCATTCACTGCCGCTATGCGCGGTTTCCGTGAAATTGCCCGTGGAGTCCCGATATGCTCAATGAATACCTGTTCATGCTGATGCTCATTGGCGCATGGCCTGCACCAGCAGCGGTCAGGCATCATCAGGTCAGCACTGTCTTTACATCAGAACAGACTCAGCCTCTGTCGCAGACCGATGCGATTATCCGCCTGAAATTACTTAACGATCCGCTCTCGCCTGTCGTCGGTGCAGAGCAGCCAGAACTAAAAATTGTCAGTTTCGTGAATTACGACTGTATTCACTGCAAACGACTGGACACTAACCTGGAAAGGCTTTTAAAGGCCTATCCTCAGATAGCCATCACCTACAAACTGATTTCGTGGGGACCGGAAGCCTCAACCGCCGTTACCCGCCGGGCTCTTTCAGTCTGGATCGAGCAACCCGAAAAATTTCACGCATTCCATCACGCGCTGATGTCAGACAGTGGTATGGATAATGGATTGCGTATCTATTCAGCCCTGCATGCCGCCGGGATTTCACTCAGCACGTATCCGCTCAGTACGCAGAATATTATTGAAGTGAATAAAGAATTGATGAGAAGGCTTAATTTTACAGGTACGCCGACGACCATTATCGGGGACAGTGTGCTGACGGGTGAAGTGACTTATGAAGTACTTGAAGAAGCCGTCAACACCGCACTGGCAGCGGCTAAGGTCGAGAAACAGATGGCAGTCCTGAAAAAGTAAATACCCCAGTCTGAACAGGCGCTGAAGTAAGCCCATCGTTTGTACTGAATGGGATGCCCGGGTATCTGTTCTTATCTATCTGCTGACCCTGCAGGCTATGGCAGAGATTGTCGCAACTACCCGTCAGTAGCATTCGTCTGACAATCAGTTTCCCTCCGAACCAGGTTCATCCGGTATGTCATTTCTCAATTCAGTGTCGCAGTTCGCGCAGGGCATCGATCCGACTGTTACGCGCCTGCTGTTAGGTGACTTCGAATTCATGGAGTTCGAACTCCCCGAGCAGGTCGCTATTCGTGGCCGACAAAAAACCGTACAGCATCAGCTGATTGGCGGCAGCCGTATTATCGATGTGCTGGGCACGGAATACGAACCGCTGTTCTGGTCTGGCATCATCACGGGCGCTCAGGCTGGTGAACGCGTCAGTGTGCTGGAACGCATGCGGGATGCCGGGCACCCGGTGGTGCTGACCCTGGATGATTACCGCTTCACCGTGGTGATTACGGCATTTAACCCTGTTTACGAGTACATCTGGCGTCGCCCTTACTCCATTGAAGTGGCAGTTGTCCGCAATGAGGGCTCGCCAGAGAAGGTGGATGCCCTGACCGGCGCGCTGCAGGGACTGATAGACAGTGACCTGGGCCGGGCACTGGGCCTTGCCAGTATCATCGACATTGATTCCGTCACGCAGGCCGTCAGAAATCTGCATCAGGCGTTAAAGGCGGTGACGGATTTTGCACATGCCACGGTCGTGCAGGTGCAGGCCGTTATCCGCCCCATGATTGCTGCCCGCAACATCATTCAGCATGAGCTCGCGCTGCTGGAAGCAGCGGCAGGTGAGATTACCTCACTTGGAGGAATGGTGCCCGGCAACCCCGTTTCAAAAACCATCAGTAATCTGCTCCTTCAGTCAGACCACGCTACCCGCATCCCGGCCCTGTACCACCTTCAGGACGTGCTGGGCAGACTGAAAAAAAATGTTAATGCAGGGCAGGCCGCCAGTGGTGTCAGGGCAGTAACGCTGTCAGGCGGCAATCTGTATCAGGTGGCGTCAGAGCAGTATGGTGACGCTTCTTTATGGACCAGCATAGCCGAGGCCAATGACCTGGCCGATCCGCAACTGAGCGGCATTCACACGCTGAAAATACCCACCAGCCCGACGAGTTAGCGATGGACGTCAACAACCCGATTACCGAATCCAGCGCCCGCCACGTCAGCGGGCGATGTCTTTTAAATGGCACAGAGGTGCCCTTTGTGTCGTTCAGTGTTGAGAGCAATGCCTTTCGCGGTGCAGGGACGTTTGAGCTTACGCTGGCCATTTCAGCGCTGCCGCCTGGTATGCAGATGCTTAACTGGTGGGCGGTGCAGACCACGATCAGGACCGAGCTGTTCATTTCGATTGCGGCACCAGCGGGGGTTAACGAGAAAAAACACATCACTGGCAACATCGATACGTGGCATTACGAACCGGCACGCTTTGAGATCTCCGCAGAAGGGCGCGATTTCACCGCAAAACTGATTGATGCGAAGACCCTGGGCGAAAGCTTCAAAAATCTCACCAGCTCACAGATAGCCACTACGCTGGCGCAGCGACATGGCCTGACACCGGTTGTGACGGCGACGACACAGCGCGTCGGTGAGTACTACCAGATTGATTCGACTCACCTGACAGGCGAACAGACGGAATGGGACCTGATAACCAGTCTGGCGGGGATAGAAAACTTTTCGGTTCATGTGGAAGGTGACAGCCTGCATTTCGAACCCCGACGCCACCCTGCCGGTAATGACGATTATGTTATCCGCTGGCAACCCCCCGGTGAGCAGGCGTATCCCCGTTGCAATGTCTCCGATGACCTGACTTTTTCAAGAGCATTAACGATTTCAAAAGGCGTGACGGTGCAAGTGCTTAGCTGGAATGCAAAGCTTAAAAACAGACAGTTTATGGCGGTCTACCCGGCCCCGGCCAAAGGGGCAGAACCGGGTAAAGCCACAGCCGACAGGCAGGTTTATCGGGTTATCCGCAACGGACTGACCCCTGATGCTGCCCGCGCGCTGGCCCGGTCTCTCTACCTGCAGATCATTCAGCATGAGATGACGTTCAGCTGCTCAGTGACCGGTGACAACCTGCTTATGCCAGAAACTTCCGTACGGATTGAAGGCACTCAGAGCCTCTTTGACCAGCGTTATTTCTGTGATCGGGTGCGTCGAACGCTGAGCGCGGACTCAGGCTACAGAATGATGATATCGGGCAGGAATCACAGCCCCGCACTGGAGGTTGAAAGGTGAGAGCACTGATCAACACCATGGCGGCAACGGCCCGTCAGAGCCTGTCCGGCAAAAGCGGCACCCGTCAGGGCATTATTACGGCCTACGATCCGGCCAGTTATGCGGTAAAAGTTCAGCTTCAGCCTACCGGTGAGGAGACCGGGTGGATCCCCCTCAGTACGCCATGGGCGGGTAACGGCTGGGGACTGGCTGCAGGACCGATGCCCGGCGCAGTGGCGGAGGTGGGATTTGATTCCGGCCTGACAGGTGTCGGGATGGCCGAGGGGCAGTTCTATAACGATGCGGACCGCTGCCCGGGACCGCCAGCTGGTGAGTTCTGGCTGGTACACCAGAGCGGATCGCTTTTGAAGTTTCTCAACAACGGGGAAGTACTGCTGTCCGCGAAGGAAAAACTCACCTATGACGCACCCGCACATCACTTTACCGGTGGCGACGTGCGCATAGATAAAAATCTTACCGTCCGGAAAGAGATCCGCGACAACAATGGGCGCTATGGCACGGTTCATCGTATCCGCACTGTTTATGACGGACATAAACATCTCGAAAAAGGGCAGGGCAACTTTACCGCCCCGCCTGAGCAGAAAATCACAGCCACTCTCCAGGGTTAACCGATGCACGACCTCTATCACTTCCCGGGCGGAGACCTTGACTCTTCTTCCACGGGCGATTTACGCACGGTATCCGCCAGCGATCGCACTAAACAACGCATTCTGCGGCGACTTCTGACTAATCCCGGCGACTACGTTTTTCACCCGGAATACGGGACAGGACTGGGTAAGAAAATTGGTGAAGCTATCAGGCCCGGCGAGTGGAAGGCGCTCATCAGCGGCCAGATGCTGCTTGAAGAGGCCATAGCGCACTATCCGCCGCCAGTAGTGAAACTGGTCCTGATAGAAGGGGGCGTCAGCGTATCCATTGTCTACACCGATGCCCTGACCGGCACGCCAGAAACTCTCCACTTCGATGTCGCGAGGTAAGCGGATGTCATCGCTCAACGTCAAATCCTTCAC